ATGCCCTCTGATCTTTTTAAAACTTACGCGGGTAACAGTACAAAAATAACAAGGAGAAAATAGAAACATGGAAAACAATGTAACAACGAGAAAAGAAGGAGCACTACCATCTACAGCTTTGTATGAAGGTGATGCTCATGCAGGTTTTGAGAATGTAAAGACATCAAGTTTGGCTTTACCTATATTAAAACTATTGCAAAATGGCTCTGGAGAAGCACAAAAACGTAATCAAAATTATGTTGAAGGTGCAGAACCAGGAATGCTTTTAAATACAGTTACTAAAAAACTGTATGATGGAGCAAAAGGTATAGAAGTTATACCTTGTCA